CACCGCCGAGGTGCGTTACAGCGGCACCGCCGAGACCGGGCCGTATGAGTCGCATGATCTCTCGACGTTCTGCACCAGCGAGGATCACGCGGTAAAGGTTGGCGCCTACATCCTGGCAAAGCGGCTCTACACCACGCACACCATCCGGTTTGCAGCCAGGCCGCAGGAGCACAACACGCTGATCAGCGCTGGCGACATCATCCGCGTGCAGCTGGCCCGTGACAACACCACCTACGCCAACTCGGTGCATGATTACCTCTACCAGGTGGAGCGGATCACCAAGACGCTGGCGGGTGATGTGAGTTATGAGGCCACACACTTCCCGATCGACGACCAAGGGCGCAGCCTGATCGCCTTGGATGTGGCTGCTGCTGTTGGCACTGGCATCATCCTGCCAAGTGGCCGCACCGGCGTGAGTTGTGATGTGAACTCCAGCAGCGACAACACCATCCCCGCTGAAACGTTCACGGCGGCTGACGGTACTGACCCCCTGGAGCTATCACCAAGCGGCGGCGGGCTGGGCTTCAACGATTCAGCGCCAACTGGCGACACCGGCAATGCTGACGATGGGTTGGATGCTCCTGCATTCCAAATGCAAGCATCGCCATTTTCGGCCACGCCGCCAGCTGGCTCGTTCATTGCTCCAGCGGTCGGGCCTTGTGGTGCAGCCGGCGTTGCGCTTGTTGACTGGTACGAGAATGGAGTGCTTGTAGCAACCGTTGACTATACGCAAGACCCGCCAATCTTTAATACTCCCGTAGGCATTGACAAAACACCCACATTCTTGCTTGCAACTATTTACGGCCCTTATTCCGTTGTAATCCAGGCTGGCGATGGCCCACTGATTACATCAGTGGTTACTTGCAACAATGGCATCCAAGTTGCAAGTAGCGCCACCGTTGGCTCTGGCGTGGTTAGCAGAAATTACACGTGGCAAATACTGCAATTTGGAAACTGGGTAAATGGACTTTACATCAGCTATACCTATCCGCCCTACATAGCAGATGGGCCAGGCGGCTCGCGGGTTGTTCAATGCTATGACCCGGCATTTGGCGGCTGGTTCTTTGGCGCACAAGGCCCACCTGAGTACATAGATGCGCTGCGGATTAGCGGGGTTACATAGCCATGGCAGTATTCCCGACCCTTACGCCAGCCACTCGCGCCTTCACGCCAGGCGAATACCCGCACACGCCGTTCACGACTTACAACGGCCTGCAGAATCGCGTGCGCCACAGCAACGTGATGCTCAGCAGCTCAGTCCGGCTGAGCTTCATCGCCTTAGCCGAGGCTGACATGCTCAGCATCCTCAGCCACTACCAAGGCCAGTACGGCAGCTTCGAGAGCTTCACGCTGCCGTCCAGCATCTGGAGCGGCGTCACCACCATCAGCGACTACCAGCTGACCGATTACCGCTGGCGATACACGGAAGCGCCAGCTGTTGATGACGCCTACTGCAATCTCTACAACGTCGAGTTGGCGCTTGAAACCGTGCCGCCTGATGGTGCGTTTGCCAGTGGCACTGAGTTGGCGGTAATCATCACGCTGGCACCTGGAGCTGCTGTAACCACCAACGGCCTACAGCAGAGCATCACAATCACATTGGCAGGTGGTACGGCTTCTGTGATTGCTGATGGCGGCGGTTACGACTTCTCTTCATTCCTATACTGGGATGAAGACCCTTACACCGCCTGGGACTGATTCATGGCAGCTCCCAACATCAAATCAGGCAGCTCCGTCACGACCGTCACCGGGAAGACCGTGGGTTATGCCGTGACCACCTCGATGGCGGCAGCGCTGAGCAATGGCGCCAGCAGCGGCAAGGTGCTGAAAATCAATTCGGTGTACTGCGCCAACGTGGATGGCACCGCAGCAGCTGACATCAGCCTGGAGCATTACAACGGCACGACGGGGTTTGCCATTGGCAAGACCATCGCCGTACCAGCTGATGCCACTCAGGTGCTGGTAACCCGCGAGGCTTACATCTACCTGGAGGAAGGCCACAGCCTCCGCGCACAGGCCAGTGCCACCGGCGACCTGGAGCTGGTGATCAGCTACGAGGACATCAGCTGATGCTCGGCTTCAACGGCGGCTTGATGGGCGTTCGGCGCACGCCAACAACTAGCGAGGCGACTGGCCTGTGGTTTCAGAACGAGCAAAGCACTGCAAAGCGTGCGGCGATTTGGCCAGTCGCTGGTGGTGACCCTGAGTGGGCGAACGTTTCGCTGTTATTGCGAATGGACGGCTCAAATGGAGCCACGACATTTACGGACTTGAGCAGCAATGCACACACGATCACGGTGGGCGGGAACGCACAAGTCAGCACCACGGATCCAAAGTTTGGAACCGGATCACTGCTCCTTGATGGCGCTGGGGATTACCTGCAGACGCCAGCGCACAGCTCGTTTGCATTTGGCACTGGCGACTTCACAGTGGAATGCTGGGTCTATCCAAATGTCGTTAGCGACAACGATGGACTTTTTACCATTGGATCTCAATTAAATGCAGCCGTTTATCTAAACAACTGGACCGCAGGAACAGCAGGATCAAGCGGCGACAATTACGGCGCCGCAACCGCCAACTCATGGCAGCATTTTGCGCTAACACGTAGCGGATCAACCCTGAGATTATTTATCAATGGAACACAGCTAGGTTCGACGTCAAATAGCGCCAACCTGACAAATGACCAGCTTTTTATAGGCTATTATTTTAGCAGTAGTTTTGCGTGGAATGGAAAGATTGACGAGTTCAGGGTAACTAAAGGCGTCGCCCGCTACACCGCCAACTTCACTGCACCTACTGCAGCATTCCCGAACGGCTGATGCTCTACTCCCACTACCAAACCGCCCCAGCACCCCTGCCGCACCGCATCCGCTTTGCGGACGGCAGCACTCGCACTGACAGCACCACCTTCACGCCTGACGAGCTGGAGCGTGCCGGCTACTCCGGCCCCTACCAGCGCCCCGAGTGCAACCCAAAGCTGGAAACGATCGACTGGGATGGCACGCAGTTCCTGGTACGTCCCTACAGCTTCGATGAGCTGCAGGCGCAGCACGCCAAGGTCCGCCAGCAGCGCATCCAGCTGCTGCAGTCCTGCGACTGGACGCAGATTGCTGACTACGACCTCGGCGCCGATCGTGACGCCTGGGCCACCTACCGCCAAGCACTGCGCGACCTGGTTGATGTCGCTAACCCGTTTGACATCACATGGCCGCAGCCGCCTGCCACCTCGGCAGAATGAAACCACCTGAGCATTAACTATGGCCAGCCTGATCTACAACTCAGCCGTTGATGACATGGCCCGTGGTGCCATCGACTTCGACACTGACACCTTCAAGGTGATGCTGGTCTCCTCGTCCTACAACGCGGACAAGGACACGCACGACAAACGCAATGACGTCACCAACGAAGTCAGCGGCACAGGTTACACAGCAGGTGGCGTAACCAGCGTCTGCACCGTCACCAAGGACACCACCAACGATCGCGTCACCCTCAGCTTTGCTGCTGTGAGCTGGGCGAGTAGCACCATTACCGCCAGGGGCGCCGTGATCTACAAGTCCACAGGTACTGCATCTAACGATAACTTGGTGGCCTACAACGATTTCGGCAGTGACGTTGCCTCAGCATCTGGCACATTTACGGTGGGCGCCAGCGTCATCACGCTGCAGAACTGATGGCTACATTCCCAGCGCTTGAACCCAAGACACGCGCGTATTCCTTTGGCACCTACCCAGTCTCTGAGGAATCTGGCTTTGTTGGTGGCGCCGTGCGATTCAGGCATGGCACCACTTCATTCAGCCATACCCTTGCGCTTGGCTTTACCGCATTGACAGAAGCGCAGGCCAAGCTGCTGCGTGATCACTACCGCGCGCAGCAAGGTGGCTACCTGCCATTTCCGCTCAGCACTGAAGCATGGGCTGGTCACACCACGTTTACAGACCTGGTGCCAGCGACCACGCTATGGCGTTATGCCAAGCCATTAGATGAAACCCATGGCAGCGGCGGCCTGTTTGATGTAACTGCTGAGCTGCTGAGCTGCATAGCCTGAGCCATCAGCGCATCAGCTATGGCGCCCACACCGGAAGACATCACCAGCATCGCCATCGCGCTACTGGCGGGCTCTGAACTGCTGGCAATCGTGCCTGGCGTTCGCGCTAACAGCTGGACCCAGCTGATCCTCGGCGCACTGCGTGGCATTGCCTCCCGCAAGCGGTGATGACACCAATGGGTAACGAGCCATCGCACGGCGAGATCCTGCGCGCCATTGGTGTACTCGAGGGCCAGCTGAAGCAGCTGCTCGATGCCGCCATCACCGATGGCCGCGAACGCAGCAGCATCGGTGAACGTGTCGGCAAGCTTGAAACCAAGATGGCGCAGGTGGTGATCCTCGCCATCGTTGCCGCGATGCTCAGCCCCATCGTCTGGTCAGAAGTTAGAGGCGCCTTTGCTGATCGGCAGCCTGTTATCCAGCAGCACCGGCCATGACCAGGCGCCTGATTGATTGCGTCAAGCACTCCAACCTCGAGCTGGCGCATCACCGCGCGTTCTGGGAAGCCGTGGAGAAGCACCTGCCCGCGGGCGCACTGGAGAACAACGGCGAGCTGGGCAGCATCTGGAATGCAGCGGTGCCGAACACACCAGCGGCCTGGCTGGCGCCGGCCCGGGCCATCGTGCGTGAG